CGTCGCCGCTAATCTCCATACAGCTGTCCCCATGTGCGCACCCTAGGCGCAGCCGTGCGCCCCTCTTACAGCGTAGACCGGTCGAGAGCCGCAGGCTATCCCGTCACAATCGCCCGACTTGCGCCCCAGGATGCGCACCTTAGGATTCGCCTCCGGTGACAGACTTGGATTGCCCGAGGTGTCGCCCGAGGTGTGACGGATCGCACGTGCGCCGGATGCCCGCAATCGCGGCCCGTGAGTGTCGCCCTAGGTGCGTCGAGTGTGCTGCCCTAGGTGTCGACTGAGGTGTCGGCGGAGGTGTACCCTAGGTGCTGCGCGGGCTGCAGTCGGAAGCATGTGGTGTCGCTTACTGAACATGGGCGGCACCTCTCCTCTGTCGGCTGCGGTCCGCGCCGTCGCGCAAAAAGACAGATGCACGCAGGCGAACACAGGAACGCGCGCGCTGTCACAACGCTGCACGCTGACGCGTCTGCCGGCGCAGGCCGCCCAAGGTGCGCCCCAGGTGCGCTAGAGGTGTGCTCGGTGGATGCACAGTCTACCGACTAGGCAACGCATTCATGCAGTTAGCCCAGGGTGGCGCACTTTGGGTGCCAGGATCGGGCCGCGCGTAATAGGCAGCCCGCGGCGCCCCATAGGGGGGAAGTCTGCGCGTCGCCATACACGTAGCCCCCTTCGGATTTTTGTGCAGAAACGGCGGCCTCTGCATGCAGGCTGTTTATAGGCTCACGTGGGAAGACTTCACCAATGAGGAATATCAACACAGCGCCCCCAGGGAGATCTCGTCGCCTTGAGGCTATCCGTAAGGCTGCTGACGATCTAAGGATCAAGGTGAGGCTGCTGAAGGGCGTAGCCCTCGACAAGCTCGCGATCAGGACGACCTACGAGCGTGACTTCACCTCGACGTACGTGATGCGCAAGCGACGCTTCGCGATCCTCGGGTGGAAGTTCGAGCGCGTCTCGCTTGTCCCGAGGCGCAAGAAGCGCGCAATGTCGAGCGCTTCGCTCTCGAACCTTCGACCACGATCATCCAACAAGGATAGGTCGGGCAGGTCGTAACCCCGCCAGGGGTTCACCTGTGGTGGCACCTGTGGTGCACGAGAGGATTCTCCACAGGAGCACCCTGGGTGTATCTCTCAGGTGTTTGTCTTAGGTGAGTACGTAAGGTGTATTCACCTAGGTGACACCCTAGGTACACCCTAGGAGAACCCTAGGAGATTCTTACAGGCGCGCGATGGCAAACCCCAGGCCGCCTGTCAAGCGCTTCTTCGTTAAGATTCCACAAGTGCACCCGAGGTGGCTCCTGGGGTGACTCCACAGGTGGAGAGACACCACGGACGCGTGGCAGGCTTACGGACAGCCCCAGGGCAAAGAGATCGCGCAGGGGGCGCTATGTCGGTATCACCCGAGCACAGCGCGCCCCATATCGCGTTATAGACGGTCGCCCTCAGCGGCGCCTGAGGACACCCTGAGGTGTCTGCATCGGCACTCCCGAGCCCATGCCGTGCATCGTGCGCTTCGGGATCGTGCCCTTGGCGCGCTTGATGAACGCGTCCAGCTCCGCCTCGCGCATCTTCGAGCGATGCTTGTCTGCGGCCTGGGCGTTGTCCTGGGCGAGCTGCTCGCGGAAGAAGCGACAGCCACGAGCGACGCACTCCAGGCGGTCCTCGTGAGAGAGCGCGCCTCGATCCTTCGTGATGTGCGTGAGCTGGTAGAAGAGCCCGTACTTCGGATCGTACGTGTCATCGTTGCCATTGAGATCGTCGACGACCACCGAGCGGTCGACCACGAGCTTGTGCTGATTCATCACGGGTTCGAGGTCCGAGATGATCCGCAGCTCCTTCTGGCCCGAGACCTTGTACTCCTCGTAGCTGCACGGATAGCCGATGGGCAGACCATCGGGGCCGAGCTGCTTGTTGTTGAGGTGCGGCTCCAGCAGCTTCGAGAACATGCCGTCCGCGAAGTTGCTCTCGATCTCGATGAACGTCACTGCGTGCCTGCGCGCGATGGCGACGAGCGCCTTCAGCGTTGCGTCACCGTAGCCGTCACGGAAGCCGCCGCTCGCCACGAGGAAGTTCATGCCGTGCAGATGGCGCACGACCGCGTACGCAGTCTCGTCCTCGCCTCGACCTGACGGGTCGATAATCATCACGGTGCCCTGCCACTTGGCGCGTTCCTCGCTCACCTTCAGCGGTGAGTGGAAGCGGTCGCCACGGAAGCCAGGGTTCGGGAGATCGGCGAGAGCGTTGCGTGGGTCGCTCGTGTACTCGACACGCACAGGCCCCATGTCGTGAGGCACGTCCATGACGATCAGGTCGGAGAGTTTGAGCGGGTAGCGCAGGGCGTCACTGACTGCTGTGTTCAGCATGAACTGCAGCGCGAAGCCTGACTTACCGAACGACAGCTCGCGAGCGATGATGTCCGCCTCGCTGAAGCGCTGCGGCTCGGTGCTCTGTCCGGCCAGCGACGGGTCTGCTTCGAGATCAGCCAGGATGTCTTCGGCGAGGTCTTCGCCGTACACGACCATCTCGTCGGGACGCGGGTAGCGGATCGGCCAAATGCGGCACTGATAGCCGCGCGTGCGCACCGCTGTGTAGACCGACTGCTCGGTCTGCGGAGTGCCCAGGTAGATGATGTCGAAGCCTTCGGGCACTACGAGTGCGTCGTACTCCTTCACGAGTTCGCCCAGGCGCTCGCGCATCGTCTCCGTGTAGCTGTTCTTCGGAACCTCCACGTCGTCGGAGATCAGGATCGTCGCGCGTCCGCCCGTGAGCTGGCCGGTGATGCCGACCGCACTGACTGAAGGCGTAGGCCGCGCACGCGCAGGGCCAACGTCGAACGCAAGCGCGCCGTCACGCTGGCCCTTGCTCGGGCGCAGGAAGGCGAGCTGCGGCACTTGGTCGATCAGCGTGCGAATGAAGATGGCGTTCTCTAGCGCCTTGTCCTCGTTCGCCGAGACGATCTTCACGACTTCCTGCGGGTTCCGGTAGAGACGCCACAGCGCATACGCGCACGTGATGAACGTCTTGCCCAGGCCGCGGAACGCCTGAATCATGCGACGCGACGGGCCGTGCTGCAGATAGCGCGCAATGGCTAGCTGTCGGCGAGTCGGGTTCGGCAGTTCGAGGTGATTCCACAGCAGCCACAGGAATGCACGGAAGTCGTCGTGGAGCTTTCGCTCCGAGTCGTTCGTGATCCAGGCCGGGTAGTTGATCGGCCCCACCGCAGGGGCGCGCGAGTGGTCCACCTGGGGCGCACCCCCGGTTGCAAGCGCAACGCCCACCGCAAGTGACACCTCGGGTGAACGTTGGGTGTCGCTCATGGTGTCTTATCCCAATCCTTGTGGCGCCGGTTGTCGGCGAACTCGAAGGTGGTCCGCGTGGGTGACAGGATGCGGCGTGCGTGTACGGCGAAAGGCTTGGAGCACATCGGGCACGCAACTTCCTTTGTGCCCACCGGCACAAGCTCCTCGATCACGTGCCCCTTCGAGCACTCGAATTCGTACATGGGCATATGCTTCTCCTCAGAAGTCTTCGCGATTCGCGAATAGCGAATGCGTGAGTTATCGGCGAATGGAGACGACGTTGCCGCGCTCCAGCTCGTCCATGTCCGGCATCTTCTTGGACAGCGTGTCTTCACGCTTCATAGGCATGGCCGGGCGGTCGATGCCGTTGTCCTTGAGGAACTTGATGGCCTGCGCGAGCAGCGCCGGGGGCGGCATGATGTAGACCAGCTCGCCGTCCTTATCGCGCTCTACGAGCGTTCCTTGGTCGGCGTGCTTCAGCATCTTCAGCAGCATGCGACACACGAGCCCGTGCAGTTCGCCTGCTTCGTTCTCTGTCGCCTTGCCCTGGGTGTTGTTCTGTTCGCTCATGATCGTGTGGGGATCTGCAGTCCCGTGTTCGGTGACGTGGTCTTCGCAGGCTTCGGAGCTTTGCCGTACATGCTGCGACCTTTGCCGTTGATCCACTCGGAGCCGAAGTCACGCGGAGCTGCGAGCCCGATCTTGTCTGCGAGCTTCGTGCGTGCGTCGTCCATCATCAGGTGCGCCTTGCCGAGCAGCGTGTCCTTCGGATTGATGATGCACACGGCTACTTCTCCATGCGTTCGTTCAATACTGCGACGCTCTTGTCGAGCTGCTGAACCGACGCATTGAGCTTCTCGACTGCACCGCCGAGAGTGGCGTTGTCGTGCTGGAGCTGCTCGATCTGCTGACCCTGCACGGCGTTTGCTTGATGTGCATTCAGCAGCATCGTGCCCCCGCCGATCACTGTGGCGACGGCGATGGTCTTTGCGATTCCGACGAGAGCGGAAGGGAAGTCGATTTGCATTGGAGAGTCTCTTGAAGTTTCGCGAGCAGCTCGCGGGCCTCACCATCTGAGAGGCAGAATGAATTGTTGTGGAGACGGACGCGCGTGCATCCGTCTTCGCAGGTGTTCACTTCGATGTGCATTAGACTGACAGTGTGTGACGGGTGGTCGCGTCGAGAGTCGCGCTTGCAGTCGCGCCTGTGACCGTGTCGGTGACAGTGCAACGGAAGACGCCAGTCAGTACGTTCGCAGGATTCGCGACGGCTCCGCTGCGCGTGAACACCGCGCCGTTGCTGTGCGGTGTAGTGATCGTAGCGTTGGAGCCGCTGACGAATGACCATGCGAAGCTGTATGAACCGGAGCCACCCGAGGCTGTCGCGAGCGCTTCAGCAGTCGACGCAGAGCACGAGCCAGCGGTCGTGCGGCTACAGTTGCCGCTGACGCTCGCGGGGAGCGAGACGGAGAGCGCGGAGTAGCCGAGCTTCCAGACTCCGCTCGCTCCAACCCAAATGTTTAGCACCTGCTTCCAGACGCCGCTCACGCCGATGGAGATGTTCTGTACCTGCTTCCACACACCGGAGGCTCCCACGCTCATAGTCATGGGAATCTCCGGGTGATGTTGAAGTTAGGCCGCGCGTTGAATCCAGAGATCGCCGTTCGCGGGAGTGCCTGAGGCCGCGCTCGTGCTCACGGTGATCTTTCCGCCAGAGTTGGATGAGCTGTCGTAGTAGGGGAACGCTCCGCTAGCGGATCTAATCATCGAGCCACCGATGGTGATCGTTCCAGCGTGTGCAATCTGAATCGGTGTCGCCACGGCCGCGAGTGCGTCTGTTCGCGAGGTTATGCGGAACGAGCCTCCGAAAGAATCTACCTGCCACCTACGCGCGTCTGCCGTCGCATCAGTCTCAAAGAAGCGCCAGCCGGGCGCGGTGCTCTGCCACGTAGTGAGGCCAAGAAGTAGAACATCTCCGTCCGCACGGAATGCGCCGGGGGTGTAAACGCCCGACGTAAATTCGCTGTCACCGTTCAGGCGGAGGAAGGTGTCGCTGAACTGCAGCGCGTTCTTCGCCAGAAGATTCAGCTTACTCGCGGCGACATCTAGCTCGGCTACGGTGGATGAGTTGTCCGCGCTGCGCCACAGGAAGTTGGCACCCGATCTGAAGTACGTGTGTGAGTTCGCACCGAAGAAGAAGCGTTCTTGGTTGTCTGCCGTCTTGAACCATCCGCCATTCACATCCGACAGGAAGTGAGCGGGATCGAATGTGTCCGCCGCTGCGGCACTCGCGGCCGCCA